GGTTGGTCATATGAAGGCCTACCCTTGGGGTTCTCAGGGTCTGATCCATTTTGGAGACAAATGTAAACTTTCAAGTCCTCATTCACTATGTAGTAATTTGCTTCATACAAACTACCTTGTGAAGTTATTGGTGTTAAATTGTAGATATTATAGTCATGTCGGTACATTTCATAGGTAGTACCAGCAACCCATTTTACCTTCCTAACAAGTCTGCGAACATCTTTGTCAGTCACTTTCTTCATCGCAATGATAGATTCTTTGATAGAATACTCTTCTTCAAATCCATCTAGAGGTGCAGGGGTGTCGGTAGGCCATGTGGCAGTACCGCCTGCCTTTGGTTCTGTGGAATTTGGTAATCCCATGAACGCATAGTATTTGTTAACAGTAGATCCGACCCCGACAAAACTCTTTACAAAAGTCTCGGCATTTAAAATTCTAAACTGTTCGGATATTATGGCAGGCATTTTAAAAAAACTAGTCTTTTTGTTTTATTTAGTGGTTAAGTCATTGGTTTCTTTCTGGAAACTACAGGAGCAGTAGATAATCCAGTATTACCATTGTTTGAATTGACGAAAAATTCCTGTGGATTACCAGAAGCACGGTTCTGATATCCATAGATTTTACCCCAACTATATTTACCCCAGAAGGTATCAGTGGTTGCTGTAGTTGCAACTCCCACTTGAATAGTGTTGTTTCCGTAAGGTGTTGGGCCTGGTAAGAAAGCACATGTTACAGTTGCTAATCCAGATATCGCATCACCAGCTGTGATTTGTTCTACTCTGAATACGCCACCAAGATAATCACCAGCAGTTACCATACCGACAGCAACATTAGAACCACTTGAAGTTGTAATACCTGTTAGGGCATGTCCAACAACTAATGAACTGTCATAGATTGTAAAGTAATCTCCTTTAGATAATCCTGTAAAATTAACTCCAAGAGAGTTAAGTGAAGAATAACCATAACCCAAATTAGTGTTATCATTGAATTGAGATTTCAATGTAAACGCCAATTGTGGAAGTCTAGCACCAGAGCCTGGCAACCATGTATTTATTCCTACAATATCACCAAAGTCACCTTTTGCATCAATTGATAATACATCTTCTTTTGTAGTCTTATCAGTTTCAACGATTACTGGTGGATTACTACCAACCTCATAACCAAATCCACCATCAGTTACAGTTACAGATGTAATTACTCCAGCAGTTACAGATGCAGTTGCAGTTGCTCTGTTGATTACTGGATCTGCGTAGAATACAGTGGTTCCAGATCCAACAGCAATAACTCTGCGACTTGCAAAATCACCAAATGGTGTATCTACAATATCACGAATCTCTTTTGAATGGCTAATTGGCCTTTCGTTCCAGTTTGCCAAATCGAATGAATAATACAATCCACCAACTGTACTGATTCCAATGTAGATATTATCAATAAACTTAATCTTAGCAAAATCAAATGTTGCAGGGTGTTGTGTTCCAGCTGGTAACTGTTGACTCCAAGGTTGCCAGAAGTTTTTGTCAGTTGAAATACCAATAGTTCCACTGTCACCAACAACGATAAATTTATTACCGTCATAGATGATATCATTCAAGTCATTGACAGTATTACTTGTCTTGTCTGCCCATCCTGTTCCATCATTAGATGCAAGAATTACACCACCATTACCAACTGCAATGTATTCAGACTGACCATAACATACTGCATTAAGTTGTTGTAGTGTTCCTGAGAATTGACTGAAAGCCTCTGCTGTTGTAAGGCCAACCGCAGTAAAGATAGATCCACCAGCACCAACTGCAACCCATGTATTTCTAGTGTTTTCCCAAATAACATCTTGGAAGTTGCCCTGATATGTACTATCAAATGTACTGGTTTGGTTGATAGCTGGAATCTGTCTTTCTTCTTTTAGATCTATTGCAGTCCATGTAGACAAACTGTTACCTATTGAAACTGCTCTTGCCATAGAACCATAATCACCAACAGCCATTGCGTAGACTGTAGATGTGTTACTGTTACCTACACCGACACCATTAAATGTTACAGTTCCACCAAATCCAATTCTACCCCTCTCCCAGAATGATCCACTCTTAGTATTCATGTAGAAACTACTTGAACCAACAGCAATAATTGGTTCCTCTTTTGTCAGTGCCTTAAATTCTACAGCAGATGTAATACCTGTGATAGGATCGAACTCCCATGCAGATATTGGATCTTTGCGTTTAATTAATGCACTTGATATGGCTACATTTGGACTTGATAAGTTAGTATATCCTGTGCCACCAAATCCTATGGATAGTGATGAAATACTGGATGATGTAGAAACGACAGAAGTAATGATGCCTGGTAATACATCTGTGTCATCAAAGATCTGAACATTTCTCTCAGATTGAAGTAATTTATCAATAGCATTGAATACTGGGAAAGCATTACTTACATATATTGAATCATCAGTTTTAGAAACATTCTTAATTAATCTGGTAGTAGGAAGAACTTTACTCTTCAAACTAGGTCTTGCTTTAGAAATTAATACACCAGATAATATCTGATCATGTCTTTGTTTTTCCCATGCAAGAGGCCTATCTGCATTTTGATCAGTATTGATTCCGATACTATTATATGTAAATGTTTCCAAAAGATCGGAAGCGACTATTCTCTTACCAGTTCTCTTGAACTGATCTATGTCATCATTGACAAATCTATTTTCTTTAATTTGTACAACGTCGCCAGGTTTCAGTGACTGTGCTGGTTCTACAGTCTCAACATCTCTCTTAGATCCTCTAAAGTAGAATACAGAACACTTAGAATTTTCTTTTGGAGCTTCAGTAAAGATAACTCTACTACCTTTGAATATGTAAGAAGATTGTGGAGTTTGTAGAATATCATTGATGTAGATAAAGATATTATTTGTAATATCCATATCACTACCAGCTGGAGTCTTAAGACTTAAAATTTCAGTTGTTCCAGCAGTTGTTACAGATAAAGTAAACTTCTTGCGTTTTCCATTGAAGAACGGAGCAATATCATCAAAGAGTATAAACTGGCCAGGATAGAATCCTGAGAAAGTATCATTCTCAAGTTCTTCTACAATGAGTTGGAACTCGGTGTTTATGCCCACTCTTGGATCTGTGGCAATACCAGAAACAGTTAATCTATCACCAACTTTATATGCGGTTCCTTCTTCAAGAACACTAAACTCGGAAATGTTTCCATCAACATTGATTCTGAAATCAACTTTAGAATTTGTTCCGATACCAGATGTGCCTGATGTATATTCAAGAGGTCTATTGAAGTATGGATCTGGTTCTGCAACATCAATAAACACTGGTTTAGTAATTTCACCTCCCCTCTTATACAAAGCAATTTGAGTTGTGATGCCAGCATCAATACGGAATCTTGCATTGTCTAGTTTTTCAATGACATTAAATCCAGAGAATCCTTGCTCAATAGAGGAAGAAATTCTCTTACCCTGTTGTGAAAGTCCAGCTCTTGCATAGTTATGATCTACAGTTGAAATACCAACATTAACAACATATGTTTTACTATCAATAATCTTGTCTACAAAAGTACCACCAGCAGCAAAGTCAGTTCCACTAGGAGAATTATTATTAAGTCTAGGTGCAAGTATGACACCTTGAATTGTACCACCAGAGTTATAGAAACTAGGTGTGGTAGATGGGCCTACTTGTGTTTCAATGGTTGTGTTATTAATGACTCTGGTGATTAGTGAACCATTGTAATAAGGATCTCCTCCCTTTGGATAGAATTGTTTTGTAGTGTAGTTATCTTGAGAACATGAGAATAAAATTGACTCAGTTTTTAACTTGACATTTCTACCAACACCAGCAGCAGTAGTAATACCATGAACTACTGGTAAGAAAGCTGTCATAATACCAATAGATTCATGATAATCGGCATGATTGATATTATATTCTACTCTAGTAGAAACACCAACATTAAGAGTAAGATTATTTGATGTAACGGCAGTTGGATATAAAGCAGCATTGTGTGCTGGATCTGTGGTTCTGGGATAAGGATGTTCTGTTGCATATTGATCCATAGAACATGAGTAAACCAATCCACCAGTCATCAGTCCTACTGAAGTTGTAGTTGACAATCCGTGAGCCGAGTCTGTGGTTAATGTAGCCAATCCACTGTTTGCATCATAAGTCGCATTAGTTACGTTGTAAACAACTCTAGATGTAATACCTACATTGATAGTAAATGTATCAAGAGTGGTTGTCACAATACCAACTTCTACATCATGTATGGGGTCAGTTGTTCTTGGATATGTGTGATCTGTAGCATAGTTGTCTTGAGAACATCTCCATGTGTATGAGTTTGTTGCAAGACCAACTGTATCTCTTGCTATTAGTAGAGAACCTAGTTCTGCATTTTCAAATGTATGAACGTATGCACCACCACTAATAACTGAATTGTTTACAGCAGATACAAATATGTGTTCAGTCTGATTGGATGATGTTCCTACATCCAGAGTAATTGTAGTGTCTGTTGTAGCAGTAATTTTAACAGCAGTGTTGTAAGCAGGATCTGGGCCATTAATGCCAGACTTCCTTGGGTAATAGTGGAATGTCGCATGGTTATCTAAGGCACAGGTAAATTTGAATCCATTTGTTTTTAATTTGACGGAAGTTCCTTTCTTGAGTGTGTGAGAGCCAATATCAATCGTCATCAACCCAGTGAAAGGATCGAATGATCCACTTGTGGGAGTATGATAGACTAGAGGTGATGTTCCCACATTGACTGTAAAGTTATCTAAGTCTACAGTTGTAACTGACAACCACTGTTGATCTGATGGGTCGTGTCTTCTAGGATAACTCTTGATGGACTTTCTGCCATCCATCTTACATCTGAATCTAAGTGAATCTCTTGCAATTTGAACTCTATTACCAGTAACCATTCCATGACTAGCACATGTCACAGTCAGAATACCAGATACGGCATCATAATATGCAAAATCTATATTTCTTTGATATGATCCATTGAATCCGTGAACATTGGAGAACACAGTCATAATACCTGTACTTGCGGTATATGATGCAGTTGAGATGTTATAATTAACTATTGTTGATACACCAACATTGATTGTTATAGTGTCAGCAGATGTAGAACCAATACCAACAGATACATTGCCACCTATTGGATCATCAGGACGAGGATATGCGTGTTCTGTTGCATAGTTATCTCTGGCACATGTGAATATTATTGATGCAGTGTTGATTCCGACAGTATCTCTTGCTTTCTTAAGACCACCTGTTGTTGCACTTTGGAACCAATGTGCATTTACAATAGTAGATACACCAACATTTACAGAGAATGTGTTTACGCCAACGTTGTATATTGGCAACCACTCATTCAAGAATGGATCAGAGTATCTTGGATATGCTTTAGTTGCAGTGTATCCATCTTGATCACATTTGAATGATATAGATTCCAGATCAAACTTTACATATTCACCAGCAACGAAACCATGATTTGCAATGGTTGGTTCTAGTACACCAGTACTAGGATTATACGTTGCCGTCGAAATTGTATGAGCTGAATTATCATAATACGAATGTCCAGCACCTACATTCATTATCAATTCACCTGTTGCAGGGTTATATGTGGATGTTGATATTGAACGCTCTTCGATTGTAGAAACACCAACTCTGACTTCAAATGTGTTAGTTGTGGCAGATACAATACCTAAATTTGTGTTGTATGCTGGATCTGTAGGGCGAGGATATGCATGAACAGTTGCATAATCATCTTTAGCACACTTAAAGTTCAATGAACCCACTGCAATTTGAACTTGTTGAGATGGTCTTTCTACTCCATTTGCAGTTGCATTTTGGAACCAGTATGGAGTATAGTCTCCACCACCAGTTATGACAGCATCAGTTCCAACACCAACTAATGAATATGGATAGTCACCACCAGCAATAACACCCTCTACAGCAACACCTTGGTTAGGTAAGAATAGATATGTATTTGCTCCACCTGTTGAACCTACATTTACAACAAACTCAGTACCAGCAGCACTAACAAGAGTTACTGGTTTATCGTAATATGGGTCAGTTGGTCTTGGATAGAAGTGATTACTTTGGAATCCGTCTTGCTCACATTTGAAAGCAACAGATCCATTTTTAAATTTGATTGTCTCACCAGCCGTAAAATTATGCAACCTATCAACAGAAACAGTCATAATACCTGTCGCTGGAGTGTAGGCAGCAAATCTAATATTGTATTTTACTATGGTTGATACACCAGCATTTACAGTAATAGTAGTTCCAGCCGCACCTATGATTGGAACAGCAGTGTTATAAGTTGGATCTTTTGATCTTGGATAATACTTGATCGCAGTATTTTGGTCAGCCTCACAAGTAAATCCTAATGAACTATCTCTAAACTTGATACTTTGCCCAACTCTAAGATCATGAGTTCCAATACTCATTGTCATCACACCCACAGAAGGTGTGTAATCTGCTCCAGAGACTGTATAATCTACTCTAGTAGTAATACCAGCAAAGACCTCAAAAGTGTTTGTAGAAACGTTACTGATAGGAATCCAACTATTACTAATTGGATCTGTGGATCTTGGATAATATTTTGTTGATGTAAATGCGTCTAATGAGCACTTCCAACCTATAGATTCATCTGCAATTCTAACCTGATCGCCATTTGAAAATCCGTGATTAGGAATAGTCACGGTTAAGATACCAGCAAGAGGATTATAGTTTGCAGTTGTAATTGAATGTTGTGTAGGGCCTGTAAGACCATGATTAGCAACAGTCAATATTAGAGAACCAGTGCTAGGTGAATAGTCTCCATCTGTAGGCGTAATTTGTGATCCACCAACCACTTGTACAGAGTTAGTGTCTGCGCTTACAAATTGGTGTGCATAATCACCACCAACTTTGATTGTTTTCTCATCAGAACTGACATATGTGTGCGGATAGTCTCCACCAGCAAATGTTGATGTTGCAGTCGCACTATGAAACTCATGTAGATATGGCCCACCAGTTAATAATGCACCTTCTTCTGCACGGAGGAATTGATGAGGATAATCACCACCATATATCAACGCACCAGTGATTGCCTCTTCAAATCTATGAACGTATTGATTCTTGACACGAGATATGCCAACATCTATGGCAAGTGCAGTTCCAGCATAACCTGTAATTGGGAGAGATGTATCATATGCAGTTGATCTACTTCTTGGATAGTAATGATCTTTTGCACCACCATCTATAGCACATGTAAATGCAAGACCAGTTAGAATAACATCTTTACCTACCTTGTAGCCGTGAGGTGCTGCAGTGGTGACAGTTAGAACTCCAGTTGTATTATCATATAATGCACTAGAAACGCCTAGGGCAGGGTCGTAGTCGCAAGTAAATGCAATACCAGAAAGAATAACACAATCGTCTTCTGTAAGATTATGATTTTTTCTTGTAGTGACAGTTGCAATACCAGATCTTTCATCATACTCAACATGACCAACTTGAACTGCTGGAGCACTTGTAAATGTTACCGCAATTCCTGTTGTTTGAACAAAATCATCGGTTTCTAATCCATGTCCTTCAAATTCTATAAATGATCCAATTCCAGATTGTGCAGTATGGATGCCAGTGGTTGTCATGGCAGCACCAATATTCACAGTAAAGTTCTTTGCACTTAAAATGCCAGTAACTCCATAATATTTTTGTGAATCTGATGGGAATGTTATATCTCCAACGTTAGTATTAAATTTAACACCAGCTAATTTTATTACACTTGAAGTTGTTAATCCATGAGAAGCCGCAGCATGAATAGTTGCAACACCAGAGAATGAATCATAATCTAATTCAGATATGTTTATACTTGATCCAACCTCATTACCAAAAGCAGTAATAGTTGTAATTCCGTTTATAGGAGTTTGATCTAGGAAAGATATTTCTCTAGGTCTGTAGAAACCTGTTCCTCCTTCCACAATACTAAAGTTTGTAATTATACCTGCTTCCGCCCTGTTTATTACACCACCACCAACATACTGATGTTCAAAGGTTGATATACCAACAAAAGTTTCAAATGTATTTGTTGTGATGCCTAGGATATCAAAACCAATTACATTTCTACCTTCCATGATGGCAGTGTCAACACCAGCACGAACAGTTCCGCCCCCTTCGTATGATAAAGGTTGTGTGGCGATGCCTAAGTTAACTAAGACGTTAAGACTATCAATCACCTCTGTAATTGGATAGGCGTCCTCTCTGAGGGTATATGTGGATATACCATCACTTACCTGAATACCCTGAAGTAATAAACTTCTACTTTGATTTTTTCCTACACCAATATAGTGGCCACCAGTTACACCAATAGTTGCAATACCTGAGATGTAATTATATCCAAACGTGTTGATATTTCTTGCAGCAGATACAGGAGTGAATGTAAATCCAGCACCAGTAATTCTAACTCTATCATCAATCTCGAATCCATGAGAAACTGCACCTGTATTGAATGTGGCAATACCAGATATATGATTATAAGTTACAGTCGATATAGCAACACTATCTGTCGTAGAGATACCAAGAGTTGCACTTATACTTGCACCATAACCTTGAGACGATCTTACATAAATTTCGGGTATTGATCTATATCCCTGCCCCTTACCTTCTATCTGAATATGTTCTAGACTACCAGTAGAACCAACACCAACTCTTACTGCTGCCTTTGTTGGTAAGTAATAACCAGATCCAGTTTGTAGTCCAACCTTTACAATTCTTCCCGCTCTTGGAACACCACTTAGAAAATTAATTTTATTTGTGTCAGAATCTACTATCTCAAAATCAAGGCCTGGTGTTTGTACAATATTATTGATTAGAATAAATGGATTGTTATTTACATCTACACCTGTGTTTACGCTGTTGTAAAGTGCAGTTACAACACCTGTATTTTCAGAAAGCGTAAATTGAGTTCCAGCAACGCCTGTGAAGTCTAATGATATATCATCTAATATTACGTTTTTGTCTTTCTCATCAAATGGGTCTAATTTTCTTGAAAATAGTCTACCAGAGAATGATGATCCTGTTTCTAATCCTACAGGGCCAGATTTTCCATATGGAGCATCTATAAAGAATATATTATCTTCGACAATATTATAATCACCAGCAAATACAGAGTATGCAATACCAGCCGCATGACCAGCCTTCTGTGTACCAAAAGCACCTCTTTCTACAGCAATTTCAGAAGATGAAGATGTACTAAAAACTGGATAGTAACCCAATCCAGATTTGAAGATAATAACTTCAGATATAGTTCCAATACCACTTATAACTGGAAAGAAAACACCTTCCGTTGTTGGATCGGATGTTCCTTCAATTACAATTTTAGGTGGATCTGTTTTTGCATAGCCTGTTCCTCCACTCAAAACTTCTATGGAACTAACTCCATAGAATGAATCGAAAGTTGGTTTTAGGAGGGCTCCTGATCCAGGCGTAGTCCTTGGCATTTACTCGTTTCCCTCAACTAATGTTAATAGAACTTGAACAATAAACTCTGGTAACTCCAGTGCTATCGCGAATGACACTAAACGTTAGAATGTCTTCGTTTGATGTAGATGGTGGAGGGTTGCCACCTACCCATCTAATTCCTGTTGCGATTGTAGCACCGTTAACTGTAACAGGATCACCATAGGTATATCCTAACCCTGCATTTATAATAAGTGTTGCTGTAGTTGCTTTACTATTCTGTCCACTTACGTTTGTAAATGCCCATGAAGTTATAGATGTTGTTGCAACACCACATATTACAGATCCTTGTGATACATCAATAGTAAATGTGCCGCCTGCACTTACTTGCATAACATCACTAAAGTTTCCTACAACTTTTTCAGTAATATCAGAATTGAAATTTACTTGATCCATCAAGGTAGTTGCACCACCCACCAGAACGTCACCTTGAACATCCAATCTACATGTTGGAGCGGTAGAACCTACACCCACATAAGCTTCTTTACTTACTACAAATGACTTATTATCTGTTACGTCTTGATCCGATACTCTTAACCCATGGCCATTACCTTTTGCAATCGCCCATATTGAAGGCCTTTCATTAGAAAAAGATGCAACCTCCATCTGTGATGTTGGAAGTGAAGTTCCAATGCCCACCATACCATCTGCTTTGATACGGAACATTGTTGCAGCAAAACCAACTTCAACAGGGCCATCTGTAATTGCACCAGGCTGTTGAATTGTTATCTTACCAATATCTGCATAACTTGTCGTTACAACACCACTTGTATTGATGTCAATATTGTTTGTGACACTCGCTGCAAGACCAGCAAGAACAGATGTTGATGCGATGCCACAGTTGGTAGAATACCCAGCAGTGCTAGCAAAAGAAACAAAACTTACAAGATTAGTACCGTCTCCGAACTTATCGTATATCTCGTTAAAATTATCATTAATCTTAATAGTCCCTGCCAATAGGGTATCGCCCGTCCCATCATTCGGAGCAGAACCAGTACTAATCCCTTGTTTAGCCATTACTTAAAAAACGTTTTCTTTTTATTTATAGTTAATATGGAGGGTTATCATCAAGAGTCACAGAAGTATCGGAAACTTTGATAACTGTGGAGTTTGATCTATTGGTGTCATAGAAGAAATTATTATCAACAGTATTTTCAATTTCTGCTGTTCTTGCGTTAACAAATGTAGCATCTCCTATTTGTTGAACCTTAACAAATTCATCCTCTAATTTAAGAACATCACCTTTAGCAAGTGATCCAATTCCAGCACTAATAGTTATAGTTTCTGTATTGACACCAACAGTTTCAGATACTGTTACTTCCAGTCTCTTGTTTGTCAGTGGAGTTTGAATTATATTATCCACCATAATTAAAGCCTGTTTGTTAGGCTCAGTGACTGATAACACATGTGTACCAGTTCCTAATGAAGTAAAATCAAATGGTAATGATGTAGAGAATCCAGCAAGTCTGAATTTCAAATCATCTACCTTCTGAACAAACATTAAATCAGGCATCTTGTCTGCGCCACATTCTACAGGAGTCAATGTTATATTATCGCCTGGAGTTACTCCACCAATATATGTCCCTGCAATAGAGATTGTATTAGTAGTTGCATATCCAGTTCCACCAGTAACAACACTTACACCAGAGATGTCTAAGTTGCCATCCCTACTTACGTTGAATGTTGCTCCTGATCCACCACCATCACTAGTCGAAGGAATATTAGTATAAGTTGTTTCTATTCCAACTCTTGATCCTGTTGTTTTAGTTACAGGGAATGTCAAGTTGTTTGCTGGTGTGGCACCACCAAGATATGTACCAGCAATACTTACGTTATCACCCACAATGTAATCTCTACCACCGTTGATTAGAGTGACAGCAGTAGATATACATTGACCAGTAGTTTGATCAAAGTCAAACTTAACTTGGAAGATAGAACCACTACCACTTCCTCCTGTGCCAGGAACACCTCCATCTGCATTGCCAAATCCATATATTCTGAATAGAGCGCCTGGAGGATTTTCTGTTACGGCAGTTCCTGTTACGGGGCCTGGAATTTGAACATTATATCCGTTTTCATACATTGAACTTCCACCAATACCAGATGTTACAACAGACATAACAATGTCCTTTGGCCCTGTAGTATGAGATGTAGTTGCAATACTTATCCTATCACCACCCTGAGTATTTAATCTAACTGGTTGACCAGTTTGGAAATCATGGTTTTGTATCTGTATAACGTTAAGTAAAAGATCTACGTCAGTGAATACTCCAGCTGCAGCAAATGATTTTTTGAATACTGGTTTTCCACCAGTAGAAAGTTGGAACTGTTTACTACCAACTAGAGTTCCTGTTCTATCATGTCTGCCATTAAAACCAGAGGAGATATCATCCAAATTCAAGACCTTATTAGTCTTGTTCATAATGAAACTCTTGATTGGTCTGCCTTCTGGGAAGAAAATTCTTTGAACCGATCCATCAGGTAAAGGATCATCTTCGGTGACTATGGCAAAATTATCTCTCTTACCCATGTACATATCACTATCAATATTCAATATCAAGTCAACTTTGGTGTCAACTGCTTGAACTTTCATGTTGGTGGACTTGGCAATCCCTACAGTAGGAGCATTTACAATAGGATCACTCTCTACAATAAGATCAGAGAACTCTAAGAAACCTGATGGGTGAACAATAGATTTTACAGACTCTTTCCAAGTATCATATGGCAATTTACTCTTGATTGAATAAGAGAACTTCTGGAAGTAGTAGTTGTCAGATAATCTTTGACTGAAATCATTAAGAATACCAATATTCATGTCATTCTTAGAAACCTTGTCTCTAGTAACCCCAAGAGTGGTATCAATGCTAAATTTGTTTACATCTCTTACCTCTCCTTTTAGTTTCGATACTTCACCAAATAAAACATCACCAGATGCTAAAGTTCCTAAAGTATCTCTAAGTCTTAGTTGACCAATATTAACATTCCAACCATTCTCCGCTACAAATCCTTCAAATCTTGTAGATGTTACTTTTTCTCCAGATAAGAATTTAGCATCTTCAATGATAGTCATATTAAACTTCGCCATATCGTTGAAGTTTACGATAGATCCTAATGTAAAGTCATCGTCATATGTTCCTAGTGTTACTGTTGAAATGCCAGGTGCATTTGCCATATCAAACTCAATAGTTGCATTTGATGTATTAACACCTGTAACTGTGTAGAATGAGAAGTCGTAATCAGCAGAGTTGAAGTTTGCATCTCCATTAAGCACTGAATCAGGTTTCAATCTACAACCCTCAACAAATACCTTGTCTCCTATAGCAAAAGGTAACTTGGTTTCGGTAGATGCGAATCCAGTTGTTACTGGTATATTAAATTGTGCATCTAATAACAACTCAGCAGTAACAGTAGTTCCACTATGAGTGATATTGTCTATATCATAACCATTTGAGTTATCAGTTGTAATGATACTGAGTGGTTCTTTAAATTCAAAAGCGTTCTTGATTATTTCTACTTTATCAACAGATCCACCTACCACATGTGCTGCAATCTGCACATTACTATTTCCTCTAACTGCAAGTGTGGGTGGTTGATTATATCTTCTTCCTCCATCGGTTACTTGGATTTCATCCATCCTAGCAATACCACTTACTTCAACAATGGCAGGAACACTAAGGAATGGAAGTAAAGTAGGATCAGTCGGATAATCAAATCCATCTTTTATCCTTTCAATAAGATCAATCTTGCCAATATCTGGAGAAGATACTTTTACAATCGCATCTTTACCTTGAGAGCTCTGAAAACCAATAACTCTTGGTAATATGGTGTATCCTCTGCCTGGGAAGTTTATCTTAGTATTAAAGATAGGCCCTCTAGCAGTTGGAGAAGTTGTACTGTATGTGATCGTACTTACACCAGTTCTAGAAACAAATTTTTGAGATTCTAATGGTCTTTGCTTCAAATTGAAACTAAAGTTAGTATCATCAGTCTTAATTATGACATGTTCGTTTCTAATTACAGTATTATTGAATGTAATGTTGTTTCTACCAGTTACATCAGTATCAGAAGATCCAAATGTCTTTCTGGCATCGGAAGGAACTACAGGTGTAAGATTATAGAAGGTTTTACTTGGCCAATCAGTATCTGTCTTGATAGTAACTGTAGCATCAACGTTTCCAGAGATTCCAGATCTAGTAATGTTAAATCCTGTTGCTTCTGTACCATTAACATCTAGTTTATTATTAAAATTAATGTCACTAAAGAAGTCTAATCTCATGTCAAGCAAACTTTGATCAGAAACATCAAATGTGACAGTATTACCAGTAGTGAAGGTAAGTGCTGGATTAATCTTAGCAAGGAAACTTAAATTGTTAGCACTCGATGTCGTTACTGTTGATATAGAAATTGGATTGGAGTCAAATACATCAGATTTGTACTTACACAGTTTTATAAAGTCGGTATTTTCTCTAAGAACAAAATATGTCTCATTATTGATCAATCCATCGATTGTATTTCCATTATCATAGTAAACAACCTTATCGCCGCTCTGTAAATCATGATCATTGATGTTTATTTCAGTTAGATCAGCAGAAAAACTTGTATATGTGAATCCTACTCGTTTTGTAGTTACTTTAGCAAGAACTGGGTCATATCTAATGATTGTGGATTCAGTATCTTTAGGTAAAGCGTCTATTCTTATTATATCTCCAGTTTCTAGTCCATGATCCGATGCAACTCCTACTTTTCCAAAGAATTTCTCAACTTTAGAATTTACTTTCTCAAAAGTAGTTGCAAGAGAATGTGCAAATCCAGAATTAGATGCAACATTGTAGAACCACACAGCATCACCAGTTGTAGGGAATCCTAGAGTTGCTATGCCAATATAATCTTGTTCAAAATTAATCGCATAGACATCTCCATCAGGCAAAACTTCAGTTCCAACACCAGATGTTGCACCAGCAGCGACTTTTGCCCAAACAAGAGATGTTCCACCAATACCCATGTTATAAACAAGTTTTTGACCAGTAAAGAACTTATGATTTTTGATGTAGATTCTTTGTTGTGGTACAAATCTGTTTTCTATGGTTTGTACTGTACTTAAACCTGTAAGTGGCAACGTATAGTGAGTTCCTGTAGATCCAACACCGACTGTTTGTTGTGGATTGAAGTAAGTGATATAATTTTCAAATGTAAATCTAGTTACAGTTGAATTGCCAACAGGGAAAGAGAACTTATTGGGTTTCAGTATAACATTGTTAGTTCCAGCTGCATGAGTCATAGCAGCACCAACAAAGTTTTCCCTATTTACAAATAATCTAGAGAACTGTTCGTCTACTCCAGTAACAATGAATTTTTCAGTTCCAATACCTATTGTGTCACTAGGAGCAAACCCAGTTGTATCAGTAACAAAGATTGAGGTGCTTACACCTGTGTTAGTTACGTTATCTAAGAATGTTGTTAAACCTACAGATCTACTTACAACAGAAACTTTTTTTGTACCATTAAACTCAGTGAACTGAGATGTGTTTATACCACTTATTAGTACAGTTTCACCATCAATGATATCGTGTGGCTCTGTCGTAACACCTATAATTTCTTTTTTGTTTAATCTAAGTGTAGTATTGACAAATGTTGATACACCTATTTCTACAGTGTCAACTTGCTTTCCTAGTATTTCACTTACTACAATATTTGTACCTGATCCGTTAGTTCCAGTATTATCCAAAGATAGAGTGTCATCTATCTTATAGCCATCACCTTTAGCAAATACAGTAACAGATGTAATACCAGCACTTCTAGTTTTTGTAATTTCAAACTCTTGTTTCAGTGCATCTCTAACATCATCTATAAGTTCATAATTAGAATTACCAAATGTTAGATAGTATGGCGATATGTTTCTAGTAAGATTTCTAGAAATAATATCAATGTCTTGGTTGAAGAAAGTTACAAAGTTTTCCTCTATAGGAGTATCTTTAAATTTACTTCCAAGTAGATATGGGTATTTTGGTTTAGCAACACCACTAGAATCAATATCAACACTGTAGAAGTAAGCATATGTTCCATCAGGGAACTGTGGGGTGACACAATATCTACCACCGAACTCGTCTAGGTCGCCAGAGTTGTCAAAGATGTAATCATTAACAAAGTATCCAAAAGCAAAGCCAGGAGGTCTTATACCCGATAGTATCGCAGTATTAAGAATATACCCTGACTGCAATCTTCTGATAGCACCTCCGTCTGGATTTTGATAACCATATGGGCCATAGATTGGATTACCATCATAAGCAAATCCCAATATTGGAGAGTGGAAAGCATTAGGTGTTTCTAAGTTACCAGAATCAATGTTATCTCCAAGTTGATATCTCAACTTTTGTGGAGGATACATCCCTATAGTTTGTAATTGATATTCTGGATTTGTACTTGGTTTAGTTAATATAGAATCTTCATCACTAATGATATTTTCATTTTTCTGAACTTGGTTGATTTTCCACTCTTTTATGTTAGCAATGAACTTAGCAGACTTACCTCTGTTTCTTAAATCTAGAGTTGTATCACTACTTCTATATCCAACACCACCATCAAGGATCTGAACACCTGTTATTCTATTGTTGGTAATAATTGGTCTTATATCAGCAAAGCTTCCTGTAGGACTGTATATGTTGATGTCAGAGTCTTCTCTATAACCTTGACCAGAAGCAAGAATTTGAACATCTACGATAGATCCGCCAACAATAATTGGTTTTAGTAAAGCTTGGAATACAATAGTTGATATACCAACATTGGGTCTTCTGTGAAAGTCCATGATGTTAGTACAGCCATATCCAATACCACCTTCCTCAAGATATACGTTGTCAACTGATCCTAGAACCAGTGGGTCTATCTCAGGTTGTATTACCGTTGTGCTACCAATAGCAGATAAACTTTCAATCTTTACCACTATAGGTGGATACTTTATAGTATGTTTACCACTACCCAAACTGCGAATTACAGCGGTTTTATTTTTGTTATAATTCGTAAGATTTCTCTGTGTTGAAACACCAACATCACATAACTTGAATTTGTTAGTGTCAATAACTTTTACAGCGTACTGAGTTGTTGTAGACAATCCACTTGCCACTGTTCCTGTTGAAGAGTATTCAACAATTTCACCATTTTGGAAATGGTGATCATATGCAAGAATATAATCATCAGATGTGCTTATACCAGATTGAACATCTCCATTTACAGGTCTTGCTGGAACAATTACTTTTCTATTTGAATATCCAGAACCAGATTCTTTTACATAGATTTTTGTAATTGTATTTTTTGCTTCCAAAGAAGTAAACTTATGGAAACCAAAACTTATGTTTCCAATATTAACGGTATTGATACCTGTTTTTGCATCCTCTGGTGTATTGTGTAATTTTATTGTCTTTTCATCTACGACACTGGCATAGTAAGTAGATCCACTAACAACGTTGACGATAGGAGTATTTCCTCTAGCATCGTAAACTATACCTTCACCTACTTCAAAATTATGTCTCTCTTGGAAGGTGACAGTTTCAGCAGTAGTATTAACAGAAGATCCATCTGCTTTAAAGTTAGCAACAATAGCGCCTCTAACAAGATTAGATTCTAAAACAGCACCAGATCCATTACCACCTTCTACAGTAATCTTTGGCTTTTCTTGATATCCAATACCAGGCGTTACTAATTTAATTTCTTTAAAAGATCCTACTATGTTGGCATGAGCAATTGCACCAGTTCCTTGAGCATCATTGATAACCACAGGAGGGCCTGATATTACATCATAATCTGTGCCTGGATTAGTTACTTTTATTTCAGTAATGTTACCATGAAATATCTGTTCATCAAAAACTGTAGGAGGAAACAATTCCACACCATTAGCCATTAGACCTATTGGTCTATTGTTTATCCTTCTCTTATTAGGATCATCAAATAAATTAGAAGTTCTATTAAATGGATATTTCCTAATTATCTTTTGATTCTTTAGTGTTTTATTTTCCCATCCAGATTTGTATATGAATTGTCCAGAGGTTCCAGTTCTTACAGCAATATACTT